ATGCCGATCATAGCACCAATACCCCGTGACGAACGACGTCTGATGCAGAAAGCTATCCATAAAACGCGCGATAAAAATCATGCCCGCAGACTCACGGCCATGCTGATGCTTCATCGGGGTGAACGGGTCAGCGATGTCGCCAGAACACTCTGTTGTGCCCGTTCATCCGTTGGGCGCTGGATTAACTGGTTTACGCACTCAGGTATTAGAGGCCTGAAATCCTTACCCGCAGGACGCTCCCGACGCTGGCCTTTCGAGCATATCTGCACCTTGTTACGTGAACTGATAAAACATTCTCCCGGTGATTTTGGTTATCAACGCTCACGCTGGAGCACCGAATTACTGACGATAAAAATCAATGAGATAACCGGGTGCCAGTTGCATGCCGGTACTGTGCGTCGCTGGCTGCCCTCTGCCGGGCTGGTATGGCGCAGGGCCGCACCAACGTTACGCATCCGTGACCCGCATAAGGATGAAAAAATGGCTGCAATCCATAAAGCACTGGGCGAATGCAGCGCAGAACATCCGGTATTTTATGAGGATGAAGTGGATATCCATCTCAACCCAAAAATCGGCGCAGACTGGCAACTTCGCGGACAGCAAAAGCGAGTGGTTACGCCGGGCCAGAATGAGAAATACTATCTTGCCGGAGCCTTACACAGCGGCACAGGAAAAGTCAGTTACGTGGGTGGCAACAGCAAAAGTTCAGCGCTGTTTATCAGCCTACTGAAGCACCTCAAAGCCACATACCGACGGGCAAAAACCATCACGCTCATCGTGGATAACTACATTATCCATAAAAGCCGTGAAACGCTGCTCTGGCTGAAATCCAACCCGAAGTTCAGCATCATTTATCAGCCGGTTTACTCGCCGTGGGTGAACCACGTTGAGCGGTTATGGCAGGCGCTTCATGACACAATAACCCGTAACCATCAGTGCCGCTCAATGTGGCAGTTACTGAAAAAGGTCCGCCATTTTATGGAAACCGCCAGCCCATTCCCAGGAAGAAAACATGGGCAGGCAAAAGTGTAGCGGTATTAGGCGCAGCTATTTAGCCGGATTACTAGAAATTGCAGACAATGAGTTCATTAGCATAAAGAATCAAATTGAGCTTCATAAAAACAAAGTCAACTCTAAATTTAATTCAGGCGAACAGGACCTTCTCATCGATCAATTCTCACTATCTAAGTACTTCGACAAAAGCAAACAGCTACACTCATTAGAAAAAGCTATGATTGAAGAGTCAGGAGTTTCCTTCACCCCAACAATCACTGGCAGAGACATGGCCGTCACCCTTAAGGGCCTCCAATTTTTCCAAATTAAAAAAATAAGTGAATTAGACGATTTTATTACACAGAACCATTCTTTAGGTGTCGCTCGAACAAAAGCCTTCGCCGATACATTTGCAGAATACACATTAAGATCACCGATTCCACGCGAGTATGTTATTCTATATTTATTGCATGCCGTAATTGCCATGAAAGACGATAGAAAAATCGAAGAAAGCTTTAGCAAGGAAGTAATGACACACGTCCCTGAAGGTGAGTCAGAGATGTTTTTCTTACATATCAGAGAAGCAATTAAGAAATAAAATCAAGTAGCCAATGCCACCATAATTTTAAGTGGCATTAAGAACCCCTTGTTACAAGAATGACTACATTTAAAATTCAATTATATGCGAAAGTATTTCTTTTTCCACCTTATCACGTTCAACCCTATTAAAACCTAATAGCTTACGTCTTTCATATTGTACGTCCTTACTATAACGCGTTGGCCGGTCTCGTAAGCCATCCTGATGCACGCGCGCCATGCGCTGCACGCGCCCGACAAACTCGACCAACGCATCATCATTACTGCCTTTGGCTTTCATGTAGCGATTGGTGCGCAGCTTGGCGAACATCGCCCGCTTAACTCGACCTTTCTTGCCACGTATAGGCTGACGCTTACGACTGGCATACGGGGTGCCGTCGGGTGCCAGCTGGCGCTTGATGCGCTGCTGTTGGCTGGCACGTAGCTGCTTGGCAATCTCGGCGGCCATCTTGCGACGGCTGGCCGGTGACAGACTAGCAATCAGCGCAGCCAGCTTGTCATCAAAGGGTTTAAGCTCACTCATTCCATTCGCTCACTAGCTCGCCTTGGATGTAGAGTTGCATCGGGCGAACCACCGGCACCGGCGGGGGTGGTTCCGGGGCGTGAGAAACATGCAGCGCCCGGTCAACCTCTTTGACAATCGTGCGTTCGGTCAGGCGCAGGCTGATACTCACGTCAAGGCTTTCGTTATTGTTGATGTCGGCGATGTAGGTAAATCCCTGCTTCTTGCCCTCATCGGTGGTCATGATATCGGGCTGATTTTCCCGTAGCCACGCCCCCACCGGCACCAGCAGCAAATCCAGGTCGCCGGTGAAATCCGTCACCACCACGTTGAGGATATAGCGGTTTTCGAACGACAGCGACGCCGTCAGGGTGGCCCCAATTGACCCACTGTCGATAAAGATACGCAGCATTTCCGGGTTGGCTTTCAATACTGGCACCGCATCATTCAGCGCTTTGCGCAAGCTTTTCGGCTTCAACATCTAATTTCTCCTGACACTGTTTCACGACCTCAACTTGCTGCGCGCAACTCACCAAGGCGCGCTCAAGCTGGCGAACATCTTCACTCAGCGCCCCATTAGTGGTCGGGCTGCTTTCCGGTATCGGGCAACTGCTGATTTTCGGACAGCCAGCGTAGATAATCGTCGGGGTTGGTAAAGGCGGGTCGACGGTGCAGCCTGACAACATCGTCAGGCAGAGGAGAAAAATACCAGCGGCGCAAGTTTTCATTTTCATTGAGTAGCCTCGTTATGGTTTGGCTGCGGCGGTTGGCCAGTGCTTCGGCGGCGTCACGCTGTTCGCGTAAAAGCACTTGCGCACGCTCGTTACTGCGGGCGCGACCTTGCAACTCTGTGAGCACCTGCTGTGAGGCTTGCAGGTCTTTTTTCTGCTGGCCGATAGTCTTGGTTGCGTCGGACAGTGAGCGAGTCAACTCGCGGTTTTCCCGCCCCACCCACCACACCGCCACGACGGCCAACACCAGCAAAGTAATCAATGTTTTCATTGCGCCCCCGTCATGCACAGCGTGCGCTCACTGGCACGGCGGTTTATCAGTCCTTGGGACTTCACCCCGTTGACATACACCCAGCGAGGAAGCTGATTGCACGCCTGCGGCCACTGCTGCTGATTGATAAAGTGCGCCAATGTGGACTTGCACGCGGCCCCGGTGCCGACGTTAAAGGCAAAACTGACCACCGCGTCATAAACCGGCGGCGGCATGGCCACCGGCATACACCGCGCGAGCCGTCGCTCAACCTGCATAACATCCGCCACCAGATTGATAGCGGTGTCGCGCTCGCTGATGGCGTTCCCCGGCTTAACCCCGGCAGTGTGGCCAATGCCGCTTGTCCACACCCCGGCACTGCACTGATAGGGGCTTAGGCGACACCCTTCCAGGTTGGCAATCAGCTCCAGCCCGGCCAAGGAGGTACGCAACTGCGAAAAGTCAGGCAGCAATACGGCCAGCAGCAACACCGCCGCCACACTGCAACGCTTAACGATTGAGGACATCGATAACCTCCTTTTGAACTCCGGCACGCTTGAGTAACAGGTAGCTTTTGCGACGGTAATACCAGTTGATAGCAAAGGTGCCCACACCCACAGTGGCACCCACAATCAGCGCAATATCCTGCGCGGAATACTTACCCACCCAGGCCAGCATCACGGCCACGGCATAGGCAAAAAACGAGGTGATTTTCTCCATGCTTAATCCCATAGCTGAACGGTTTCGGTTGCCGGGGCAGTGGCCATCACCGGCAGCGTGACGACGGTGCCGTGGGGCAGAATGACACCCACCTCGGCTAACCCCGGATTGGCCAGCAGCACCGACTCAACCACACCCTCGGTGCGGCCATAGTGCTGCTGGCAAAGGGCGTCAAGGGTGTCACCCTGTTGCGCGATAACCTCCATCAGAGCTGCCCGATAATACAGCGTGATTTACCTTGCAACCGGGCTACCGCCCAGCGCATATCCCGCCAGTGCTCATCAATCGATGCCTCGACGTCATCAGCCTTTTTATCCCCCTTGGCACTGGCGTCCACACTGCGGTAACGCTCATACAGGACCGCCGTGGCCATGGCGCAGACCGCGCTCAGATAGTGAAAACACTTCTCACTTTCTCCGTCGAGGCGCTCGCCGGGCACATCTTCCAGGCGCTTAAATCCGGCGGCCACCTGCTGTTCACGGTACAGATACAACTCGGCATTGGTCTCCGCAATGCCGCTTTGAATGGCACGACGCAGGCGTTGTGGCGTGACGGTATGCTCCAGGCGCATCAGTTCACGCACGCGCTTCGGGTCTACGTCGGGGAAAAAGAAGGTGTTTTTTATCACCGCCTCCGCCACATCCGGTGGAGGGATAATGGCCGTCAGCACGTTGGGCGGCGCAACGGGGTTATTCATAATCACTGTTGTCATGACGACCTCAAAAATAGGGGGCGGTGGACGATGGCATTGATAAGCTCAAAGGCAGTCGCGGCCATCGTGCCGCCCAGCGCGGGGCGCATTCAGTTAACCGGCGATTTTTTTCGCCTTGGTTGGTGGGCGTCCGCGCTTTGCCGGGGTGGCGGCAGTCTTTCGCGGGCGCGCAGTTGTTCTTTTGGCTGCGGGGGCCGGTTTAGGCTTGAGCACACTCTCGCACCGTTGGATCTCTTTTTTCACCCCGGCGGCCTTGTCCTTGCGCATCGCGGTGTTGAGGTGCTCTAACGCTTGCGCAAAGTCACCCGCCTCACTGAGCATCAAGCCAATCACCTTGTGCAACTTGGCGCGCACCTCCTCGGGCATATCGGCATCACCGACCAACTCCAGCGTGGCCAGCAGGTCGCTGATGGCCACCGGCGTCCCCGCCTTGCGGCAGCGTTCGGCGGACAGCGCCACATCTTCAACCAGCAAATAGGGTGCCGGGCGCTTGTTGTTTGGGGTGGCAAGCCGGTGTTGCAACGCATAGGGTGCAATCACCAGCGCGCCGGGGATATCGTCGGCATCGAGCCGCCACTGCATGACGGTCATCAGGATGTCATCCTGTGCGCCACGCCCTTCGGCCAGCACGCCAGCCACCCAGGGCGCATAGGCAGGCAGCATGGCCCGCTTGTGCTCGGCTTTCCTTTCGACGGAGTAGATTTGTTTTAACTTTGCGCGGTCTGCGGCCAGCTTAACGAGCATTTGCTCGTAGGCGTTGGCATGGCGCAGCGGGCTATCTACCCGCTGCGCAGCCTCCATGGCCGAGACCCGCATCATGTGACGCTGTGCGGGACTCGTCATGGTTTATGCCTTATCGTCTGCGGGTTTATCGCTGGTTGCTGCGGGCTGTGCAGCCCCTTTTACCGCTGACACGATGGCGTCAGCCAGCGCACCAATATCAGTACCAGGGGACGTTTCCATTGCGCTAAATGCAGCCGCTTTTGGCGCAACCGGGGCCAGCAGTTCGATATTTTCAATCAGGCAACCGAAGGCGTAATCCTCAACCACATAGTCGATATTCATCGACTCGTAGTTTTCCACGCGGTCACGCTTGGCGTTCTCTTCAATGTGACGGCGATGGCTCTCATCCATGAAGTAGATAGAGAGGTTTTCCAGGCTGGTGACAAAAACGGCATTGGCAGGGAAGAATGGCACGCGTACCGCAGGTAAGTTACCGATGCGCTTCTGGCTGACAATCACGTCGGCGGCCATGGCTTCGGTGTTTGTCTGCTCCTGGTTAACAATCGGGAAATACTTATCCGCCAGCAGTTGACGGCCACAAATGACAACAAGGTCAGGCGACTCCTGATGCCACGGCGCGATTAAGTTATTGGTCGCATCCATCACCAGCGCATCCAGGTTGGCATAGTCGCCGCCCTTACCGATGCGGATGACATTGGACACCGTGCCATCTTCGGCGGTCACTTTGCTCATCACGCGCGCTGGCGCTTCGTCGCGGTACTTTTGCAACCAACCCACGGCCAAATCTTGCAGCAGTGGATATTTAACGCGGTTAGACGTTGGCGCACGCTTAACGCCATTGAACCCTGCCATGATGAAATCCAGCGCCTGACGCTTCACGATGGCATCACGAATACGCAATTGGAAATCCTGATAGCGCGCCCAGAGGTCAAGCTGCTTGTAGCGCAGATGGAAATCGAAGTTGACCTGATGGCACTCGTAACCTTTCGACTCCAGCGCGGTGAAATCAGCCGTCTGACGCTCCTCTCCGCCGTCAGTATCCGTGGTACTGGCAACCGAACTGCCCACCCCCACACCAACCTTTTCCCCCTTCGACTCATCAACCGGTACAAAGTTAATGCGGGTCAGGAAATCGGAAGTTTCCTGCGTAGTGTTCATCAGCGTTTGCGTGACCGACGGCTCTACGCTGAACTTGTTGGAGACATCACCGACATCGATGCCATTGAGCTTGGCCACTTGCAGCAAATAGGCGTTAAATTTAAAGCGAGTCTGTTTTTTCATTGGTGTTTCCTAAGTCAATAAACGGGGGTAACTACAGGAGGCGCACTGCGCCCCGGTCAGACGGTTAGCAGTTGGTCAGCAGGCTATCCCCGCCATCACCACCGGTGGCCGCCGGGCGGCTCGTCTGGCTAAAACTCTCGGTGTTGTCGAGGGTAGTTCTTAGCTCAGCAAACTGCTGCTGGCCCTCTTTTGCTGCGGCTTTTAGCTCGGTAATTTCCTGCTCCAGTGCAGTGAAGCGCTGCGCGGTGCTTTCGCCATTGGCTTGCACCTGCTCCACCACCGCCGTGACGGCCTCATGCACATCACCGAAACGCGCGTCATCGCTCTCCTGCTTGCGGCTGAACATGCCTTTTACCTTTTCGCTCAGGCTAGATAAGAGGGTGTCGGGCACTTCTTCAAACTCCAGCTCAACCGGCGTGGCCACCGAGAACAGGTCGCCCGCTTCGGCCTTGCGGCCCGCGAGGGGGTTGGTTTTAGCGCGGGAACAGAATTCAAGGTATTCGGTGCCCAGGCTGGCCGGGTCATCGGTGACCGCCAGACCGACGAGGTAGGATTTACCGGTATTGGCGAAGTTCGGGCGGATTTCCATGGAGGTATAAACCTTCTGGCCCGCCTTCACCATCGCGACCAGCTCGGCGGTGGGGGTCAGTTTGGCGAACAGCGCCCGCTTACCGTTGAGCATGGTGTCGTCGTCAATCTGTTCGTATTTAAGCTCGACCACATCGCCCAGGCGTTTGAAGTCGCCGTTAGGAAACAGTCCTTTGAAGTGCTCCAGATTGATGCGGCAACCGTAGACGCGGGTGTCGAACGTCTCGGCCATATCCTGGATGTCATTGCCGTCAATGTCGCGGCCATCGCAGGTGTCGCCTTCAACGCCAACGCGAAACCATTTAGATACTTTTTTTGCCATGGGTCACAGTCCTGTATAGGGGGTTGTTGTCGGGGCTAGTTTCCCGGTCAAACACTCACGCGACCAGCGATGGCCGACGGACTACCCCTGACACAACAGCACCTTAGCGCGCCGCCGCTGCCGGTTGCGTAGCCTTGCCCTCGTTACCACCACGAGGGCAAAGCATGCACATTCAGACCGACACCACACTCCTGAGCGACCCACGCCGACAAGCCTCCTTGCTTTACTGGCAAGGGTTTTCCGTTAAGCAGATCGCGGAAATGCTCAACCAAAAGGCACCTACAGTGCAGAGCTGGAAGCAGCGTGAAAAATGGGACGCGATTGCGCCGATTTCCCGCGTGGAAACCAGCCTGGAAGCGCGGATTATTCAGCTCATTTTGAAGGGCAAAAAGGAAGGCAGTGACTACAAAGAGATTGACCTGTTAGGCCGCCAGATTGAGCGCCTTGCGCGGGTTAATCGCTACATGGCCACCGGCAGTGAGGCCGACCTCAACCCCAACGTGGCCAACCGCAACAAAGGGGAACGCAAGAAGCCGAAAAAGAACCTTTTCAGCGAGGAGGCGATTGCCAAGCTGGAACAGGTATTCTTTGATGATTCGTTCGACTATCAGCTCGGCTGGCACAAGGCCGGGCTAACGCACCGTATCCGCAACATCCTGAAATCGCGCCAGATTGGCGCAACGTTTTATTTCGCCCGCGAGTCACTGCTGCGCGCCCTGAAAACCGGCCACAATCAGGTGTTCCTCTCGGCAAGCAAGACACAGGCGTATGTGTTTCGTGAGTACATTATTCAGTTTGCCCAGATGGTTGATATTGAACTGAGCGGCGACCCGATTGTGCTCGGTAATAACGGCGCAAAGCTGATTTTCTTGGGCACCAATTCCAACACCGCGCAGAGCCATAACGGCGACCTACTGGTCGATGAGATTTTCTGGATACCAAATTTCCAAAAGCTGCGCAAAGTCGCCTCCGGTATGGCCTCGCAAAAGCACCTACGGTCAACCTACTTTTCTACCCCGTCCACCCTAGGGCATGGAGCTTTCCCATTCTGGTCGGGCGAACTGTTCAACAAAGGCCGAAAAAGCACTAAAGAGCATGTAGAGATCGATATCAGCCACAGCGCGCTAGCGGCGGGAAAACTCTGTGGTGACGGCCAATGGCGGCAGATTGTGACTATTGAGGATGCGCTCGCCGGGGGCTGTGATTTATTCGACCTGGACATGCTGAAACAGGAAAACAGCGCTGACGATTTCCGCAACCTGTTTATGTGCGAATTCGTGGACGATAAAGCCTCGGTGTTCCCGTTTGAGGAACTGCAGGGCTGCATGGTCGACAGCCTGGAGGAGTGGACTGATGTTAACCCTTATGCGGCGCACCCCTTCGGTGACCGCCCGGTGTGGGTCGGTTACGACCCCGCGCACACCGGTGACAGTGCCGGGTGTGTGGTACTGGCTCCGCCAATGGCCGCAGGTGGTAAATTTCGCATCCTGGAGCACCACCAATGGAAAGGCATGGACTTTGCCACCCAGGCGGCATCCATTGAAGCGCTGACCAAAAAATACCACGTGGAATATATCGGCATTGATGCCACCGGTATTGGCCAGGGCGTTTTCCAGCTTGTCAGGGTGTTCTACCCTGCAGCGAGGGAAATTCGCTACAGCCCCGAAATAAAGACCGCCATGGTGCTGAAAGCCAAGGACACCATTGGCAGTGGCCGCCTGGAATACGACATCGCGCACACCGATATTACAAGGTCATTTATGTCCATTCGCAAGACCATGACCGCCAGCGGGCGCAGCATCACTTACGACGCCAGCCGCAGCAAAGAAGCCAGCCACGCCGACGTCGCGTGGGCAGCCATGCACGCCCTGTTAAACGAACCACTCACCGCCGCCAATGGCCAACCATCCCGGTCTATCCTGGAGTTCAACCGATGAGCAAGCGCAGCCGCCGCAACAAAAAGGTCACCGCAACCACCACGCAGCCCGCCCAAGCTACGCAGGCGTTTACTTTTGGCGAGCCGTCACCGGTACTGGATCGCCGCGACATTCTGGATTACACCGAGTGCGTCGGGAACGGCAAGTGGATAGAGCCACCAATCAGCTTTTCCGGGCTGGCGAAAACCTTTCGCGCTGCCGTGCATCACAGCTCACCGATTTACGTAAAGCGTAACATTTTGGTCAGCACCTACATCCCACACCCGCTGTTATCTCAGCAGGATTTTAGTCGCTTTGCACTGGATCACTTGGTGTTCGGTAACGCCTTTTTGGAACAGCGATTAAGTGTCAGCGGCAAACTGCTAAAGCTCGTCACCTCCCCGGCCAAATACACCCGGCGCGGCGTAGAGCATGGCGTTTACTGGTTTGTGCAATCCTTTACCGAGCCGCACAGCTTTGCCCCAGACAGTGTTTTTCACCTGCTGGAGCCGGACATTAACCAGGAGCTTTACGGGATGCCGGAATACCTGAGCGCGCTTAACTCGGCATGGCTGAATGAGTCCGCCACCCTGTTCCGCCGCAAGTATTATCAGAACGGGGCGCACGCCGGTTACATCATGTATGTGACCGACGCAGCCCAAAGCACTACCGACGTGGATGCGCTGCGCGAGGCGATGAGTAATTCAAAGGGATTGGGTAATTTCAAGAACCTGTTTTTCTATGCGCCGAACGGAAAGCCTGACGGCATTAAAATCGTGCCGCTCAGTGAGGTGGCCACCAAAGATGATTTCTTTAACATCAAGAAAGTCAGCGCGGCTGACCTGATGGACGCCCACCGCATCCCCTATCAACTGATGGGGGGCAAGCCGGAAAACGTGGGGTCCGTTGGCGACGTCGAGAAGGCGGCCAAGGTGTTTGTACGCAACGAGCTGACGCCGCTCCAAGAGCGCATCAAGGAAGTTAATGACTGGCTTGGCGTTGAAGTCATCCGGTTTAAAAAATACACCCTCGACGACAACAACGAGTAACACCACAGCCGCCAATCCAGGCGGCTTTTTTAAACCCACGCTGTAACGCTCTCAGACGCCCGCCACGGCGCGTAGACCCTCACCCTGCCCCAGATTTAACCTCAAAAATTCAACGCCACCACAGCGCGGGAAATCAATTGTTTTTTGAAAATAAAATTCAATCTGCGCGCAATGCTATCCCCACCACGCCTGCCCGCTTCATGGGTCGCTTTTAATGCAGTTGCATTAGCTCGCCCAAGTTACGCCAATGCTGGCGTTGTGATAGATCAGCTGCGAACTTCATTGCTTTCAAAATCATGCACGTGAATGCAAAAAAAAACCGCCTTCAAGAGGCGGCTTTAGCAGCTTTAACTAAGCTCTACATTCAACCAAAAGGTAAACTAATGGGCGTTCTGCTGTTCCGTTTTTCTTAGCAACAAAGGCAGAGACCTTATGTTTTGCAATTTTTCGCTTCAGTTCCATACATAACACTTTGTTTATATAGCCTAGCTTCCCACTATCATGTATGACTGCTATTGCATGAGGATCAAACGGGTTATCTGTTTCTGGTACAAGTTCAACCAAGTCCCCAACCATTACTTTAGATAAATCAAGCCCTTCCTGATAACGAGTTCCGGCCACTTCAAAAAGTAGTTCCCCTTCGCCATTAAAAATCACTGGATCGGGTACTAAACAAAAACCATCGCCTGGTGACTTAGCCCCTGTATATCCAAGCAGTGCAAAATCAGACCCTTCGAAAGGATATGGAAGTAAATGTTGGGCCAAATACTCAGCAAAATCTTTTCTTTTGCGTGGAGGTAAACGACGAACAAACGGGTCAAGCACGTTGTTCGTATGCTCTTCACTTTTCAGGCTAAATGCTGGATGTCCTGCAAAGCCTTTCTCTTGTGCTTTAACATAATCATCTGAATGAAAATGGTATGTAAAGACGTAAGCACCATCTTGTTGTCGATCAATCTGACCAACAACATAACGAGTGCCGCCTGTAGTTGGCTGCCATGTCAGAAGCAACCGTGTAGGTTCCATTATTCTGCTTATAGTACGCATATTTAGAATCAGTGATAACCTTAAGTATCTACGCCTCAATAAACGAATCGTCCAATCCGCTCGTTCACGTGTGAACGGCACATCGGTCCTAATCTCGCAAAGTGAATCTATCTTGTTAACTAGTTCCTGAAAATCGAATGTAAATTTCTGGGCTAAGTGCGCTTTTGACTGTTCATCAAGAGCCAAATCTTGTATAGAAAATATATGACCTAATCGTTCGCGTGTGTCACTCCGATTCTTCCGTAAATGATGGCAGCCACGCTGTATGTAGTCATCAAGCTTTTGATGTGTCCATCCTCTGATTTTCTCGATGTATCTCTCATGCCCAAGACTGGTCCCATTATCGAAAAACGGAGCAAGATACCCTTTAACCTTAGGGGGGGAGTCTCCCAATGCAGCTTCAGGTATAAAGACAAACCCCCAGTTCTCCTGATGTCGATCGCTATTGCCAATGAATGCATCAAAAAGCAGCATATCGTAAAGCCATATCGCCCAATCTGTAGATATCACGCTACGAATACTAAAAGCTCTACAAATTAAGCGTAGATCATCAAGGTTATGGTGTCTTCCTGAAGTATCATCAAAATCCTTTATGAGCACATGAAAAAAATCAGAAGCATGAACAAAGAGCTGGCTGTTTTGATCGTAAAACCACTCAAGTAAAGCCCCGTACTCATATACACCGCTTCCTATCTCTCTTCGGGCTGGTAACGCTTTAGGAACATGTACCCCCATAGCATTACCGACGATATAAGCAACAGTTTCCATCCAGTATTGGTCAGGAAAAGCTTCCCTCGAGAGCTTAAAAAGGTAAGGCCACTCAGGCTTTATCCCTTCAGGTGCATCTCTCGGTGACCATAGCATTTTTTTATCCCTCGCCCCTCTAGGAAAAATGCCATGCTCGTCGTCTTTGCGCCAGCTTGTTACATCTATTAATTTGATATCCATATCTTTCCGATTACCCGGCTAATGCGCGAAAAGCAGCACTCACGTAAGCCACTTGGAATTTCGCATCTCTAAGAGCGTGATGAGCATCAGTAGCGTTAAGGGAAAAATTTGCCCTAACATCAACATTCTTGAGGCACTTAGCCAGTTCAACGATGGTCCGTACATCCCGGTCATTACGAAATCGCCACGGAAGTTTTTGGGCATGTTTACGGTAAACTGCTGCTAAGATAGCGTTATCAAAGCTGGCCCCATTCCCCCACACCTGCACATCATCGTTACTACAACCTTGTACAAACAGAGAGAAATCCTGTATGGCCTCATGCAAGTCAACAGCAGATGGATCATTAAAAACAGCCCTTGCTGAATCACTTTGTGCCATCCACCATTGTAAAGTTCTTGGTTCTACGAGCGAATTTTCCAATGCGGATGATATCGTTATAACCCTATAAAACTCATCTCCGCACTCGCCAGTAAGAGGTTCAAAGAACACGGCTCCAATTGAAATCAAAGGAGCTTCTGTAGACACTCCTAAGGTTTCTATGTCAAGCATTATGTTGTTCATTTTATCCTCCACCCAAAACACAGTTCGGGGAAACGTAAGTTGTTGAAATAACGAACCAAGTATTTACTACATTCTATACTAAAATATTCGAATTCCAAAACTCCAGCTTTTGCAAGCCGTTACAGCTTTTCAAGCTAGAAATACTGTATACACATACAGTATCATAGTTGAGATATAATTCAAGTGAAACTATTAAAGCTTACCCAGTCATTTAAAGACGGATAAACGAATTTTTTCGTGCTGTAAGTGACAGTTGCGCCTCGAGCCAGCGCCCTCAGCTCCCACAGTTCGGCGGTGATACCATCCTGTGCCAACTCAAACCGGATTTTAGGAATCCGGTCACGTTCCGCTGACGTCAGGCGGGCTGATGGGGCATCAACTCGCGATTTATTGCGGTTTTTTACGTGCTGCTGGCCGCTGGCCTTTGGTGATTGCCTCCTCACGGCGTCCTTGAGCACCTTGGCGACGTCCGGGTCATTCCAACTAACATCCCCGCCCTCAATCAAATTCATCACCGCTGTGACGTACTCAGGCGGCGTAACAGTCAATACTGGCTCCGGTTCTCGCTCATCCTCCCCACAGTTATTGACAGGACTCCGAGGCGCGCCAGAGGCGCTTTTTAAGGTCAAGAGATCCAAACCATCAACGTCAACGGCCTTGCGAACAATACGCCATTCTGTTGTACGGGTTTCAAATACATGACCACGGCCAAGGTGCGGCGCGAAGATGCCGACCACCTTTTGCACCTCCTCATCGTAGGCATTCGGCTCATCTGCCACTTTGCGTGCTACACGCACGGTCTGAACGTCACGCGGCACGTTTGCCCCACCCTGCCCAGCGATGTAGGCCGCAAAGTCACCCGCAGACGCCGCAGCGCGAACAGCCTCAACGCGCTCGTCAAAGCTCTCGGCCAAACTAATCCAGCGGAGGCAGTTGGCACGGCACTCACGATATGCGCCCATGGTAGGAACGCCGATGGATTTGAATTGAGGGATACGCCACGTAGACGCCCAGGAGGTCACCGCAGCAGCCATGTCTCGCAAAGGTTTGCCAGTGTCATGGTCAATCTCGCCATCCAGCGCATAGCCGTCGATATTCTTGGCAATGTATTTAGCGATGTAACCCGCAGCGCCGCCTTTATTCAGGTGCTTGCAGTCAAAGCGGTTTTTGGCAGCACCACGCTCGCCAGCATCCTCTTTCATGGCGTACCGACGCATGATGTCGATAACATCCTGACGCTGCTGGCGCTCGCAAAACAGCATCATATGCCAGTGCGGCGTACCGTCGTGATGTGGCTCAACAACGCGCATACCGTAAACACTCAAGCCGTAGTCCTTAAACGCGGTGCGCATCTTGCTCCAGATGCCGACAAGATAGCGCTGGCCATCCTTTGGTGAGAAAGCCTCTAAATCCCAATTGTGGTTAAACTGAACCTGGGGGTTATCTTTCTTACCGACAACGCGCGTCGGGTGGTATTTGGAAGGCGTGGTAAGGGTGATAAACATGCCTGCATGTTTCTGGCCGGCAGCATACTTTTCTATCCCCGCAATGGTGTTCATCAGTTCCATGCGACGGATTTCCGGGTTAGAAATGCTCGCCATCACTTTATCAATCAGGTCTAGGCGCTCACCGGTTTCGACGTTCTCTAAGTCGCACCCTTTCAGGTATTCCATATTGGCCAGTCGCCGCGCCTGCACATCCCTGATGGCCTGCTTGCTGGCGTATGGGTATTTGTTGCGGTTGACCTCACCGGCAGCTATCAGCAACGCCTCGCGCCAGCGCGTGCGCAGTGCTTTCAACTGACGTTCCCACCACTCGGAGTTAACCAGCCGTGACAAGCTGTCAATCGCTGAGGCGGCATCAAGCGCACCTTTGCGATATTTGCGCCAGTGCATCGGGGTAACATTAAAAGCGCGGGCCATATTGCCGACATGGCCATAAAAATCAGCCTGCACGCTGTCGCTGATTAACCCGGTGTTATCGCCGCCATTGGCTTCGATAAACTCCTCGCAATAACGCTCATAGTTCTGCATTAACTGCCCGGAGATGCGGTCAGCAAAGCGCCGTAACTCTTTATCATCCATACCCGGCAGGCGCGCATAATTGTCCACCTCAGCCATAAAACATGGCGACGCGTTGGTATTCATGGCGTTTTTAGCGTTAACGATTTCAATGCGTGGCCAGATGCGGCGCTCAAATTGGAGCACTAGCCATTTATTGGCATCGTGTATCCCCTTCTCTTTCAGCAGGTAAGCATGGCGCGACAGGAAAATCGCACCGAGGAAATGCGGCAGAGAGTGGATATTGCGTAAAACAGCTTGCCCCTGAGCGTGCTGCTCACGGGTAAGCGGTTTCTCTTTGCCAATGGCTTGTTTGGGTGCATTCCATGGGTAAACACCGACAAACGGCTCGCCGGTGTTGCCTGGAAACGGTAATGGTGGGGTCGGGGCGATGCGGCCCCGATTGCTATTACTCACTCGCACACACCAGCGTAAACGCTACTGCATACCGCCTTGTCATGCATTCCCGCTATCAGGTCAAACTGGCGACCTCCGCGAGTTGTTAAAGCCCAGTCGCGATAGGTGTTAATACCGTGAGAATCAACAGTGATGCACTCTATACGTCGCTCTGATTTCTTCGGGTCTTGCGTCGAAGGGAAGAAGGTAGAATTTTGACGACGCGAACAAGCAGCAACAATGCGCTCCCAGCGTGCGATACGCTCTATTTCTTCCGGCCACCGCAAAAAGATTTCTGAGAGTTCAGCCTTATTAACATTGATGCAGGGCATGCAGCCAACCCTGCCACACCCTTGCAGGTATAAAGGGTTAGGCTTAATCCCGTGAGATTTAGCCAGCGCAAAAACATCAGCATGCTTCCAATCCAAGATTGGGCGATACACATTAAGCCCTGGCGTTTCATCAGCATCAGTTACCCACATTGACAGCGCTGCGCGTTCCCTGGACTCTTCGGCCCGAACCCCCTGCCAGCTTATAACCTCGTCATACTCCTCCAATAAAGGGCTGACCACCTGGTCGCGAATTGGAATATGTTTTAGCTCAAAAGTACAAAAACGAACTTTTGTTGATGGAAAACGCCCCTTCCACATACACAAATCAAGGAAGGGAACTCCTGTAGGCTTAAGGGTATCCAGTGCCATTTTGATAATATCGGCAGCTTGCTCATCCGTATAACCGCACTCCGAAACCAATGTGATAGGCCAGCGCTCTGCGATGAACTTACGCTTACCCTCAATGCGCTTAGTGAAGTCCGCTTTTACACGTCGAATTGCCCCCAGCTTACTCTCCAGGTAATCCAGGTATTCCATCGTCACCGGGTGCTCATTGCCGGTGTCCGCAAACACTGGCAGAACTTCAACCCCCGCATCGCGAGCCAGCAACCATTGGGCTAAGCTGTCCTTACCGCCAGAAACGGAAAGCACGCTAATCGCATCTTGGTCGAGCACGCGCGAATCAATGAACGCCGTTCCCGCTGGATAACAGATAACTTTCATTACCTGCCCCCTCCCTGCGCCTTGAAATCTTCCTGGCACAGCAGGCCAATGCGCTCAACCTCGGCGGCCAGCTCAGCAAAATTGGCGACATCTGAATCACGGATGCCCTGATGAATCAGGCCCGAAACTAATTGAGGGATAGTCGGGTAATAGCCAATAGCGTCGAGCCATTCTTTACCCACGTCCTTGCCGCTTTTAACCGTCTTTCTGCGGTTAAGTATGAATTGGAATGTATCACTGGTAATCACCCAGTTTTTATCTATTCTAATTTCCATGTTATTTCCTTAGTCGTAATTCTGGGCTTCTGGTCTGCGCGCAAATTCTGAATCACTCAAATCAGCCGCAATAAAATGACCTACTAGCAACACCAGTAGGCCGAATAAAATAGACAGCCCTGTCATGAATTCCCTGCATATTTTTGCGCGCGTGCTTCGTGGTCGAACTTCTCGGACTCTATGCGGAGCAGTTCGATAATCTCAACGCTAGACAGGCCATTAACTGCCGCGTGGGTTGCCATGCGGTCTAGGTGTGACGAGAAACTTGTTGCAGCGTCGGCCCTGGCCTCGTTGCGGGCGTTTTTCAACATCCATTCGCGTGACTCATTGTCAGCCTTATTACGCATTTCTTGGCCAACGGTTTTATACATGTGCATATAAACCTCCAGATAATAGAATGCCCGACGCAGTTAAGCGCCTTTTAAAAGAGCTGGAATTAATTAATGTAAATATTGCTCGGGCTTGACTGCCGTTAATATCATTGGTGTACGTTCGAAGAGGCTGAATAATTCACGGAGCGCCTTTAGCAATGCCTCGCGCCACGCACAACCTTTATCATCCATACGCCAGTGTGGCTCATTAAATTCAGCCTCGGTTAATCCGGCATGGAAAAATAATGTACGTCGAGTGCTAATCGTCAAGCGACCAATAAAGCGGGATGGACTAACACCTTGCTTACGATATTTAGCGAAAGCGCTACGCAATTCACCAATGGCGCATACAACGCGCTGGCGGTCGCCTTCATTCATTTCTCCCAAGCTCAACACAGCATGACGCTGTTTAAGTTGTGCATGGAAACAGATGGTCAGGCGCTCACGCTCCATCATTCCACGATAGTAATCACAGGTCTCGCGCCAACGCGGCTCGGCCAAGTGCTTACCGATAAGACCGCGCAACCCGACGGGCTGATTTCGAACGATTTCAGTAGTTATGACTGTCATTTGAACTCCCTCCGTAAAACGGATTTGATTGCAGGAAGCCAGCGGCCAGCGCGACGGGGGCGGATGATAATGCCCTTGCGTCCTTTGCCGTGGGTGATAGTGGTATCAAGTGAGCGTGCCGCCTGATGGTTCCAGAGCAGCGGCGCAATAGAGATAGGCTGTTGCATAGTCATTACCTCGCTTAGCGAACTGGTGAAGAGGGTTCACCTAGTCCGAGCCACTGCAACCAACCGTCGCGGATTTCTTTCGGGCGACTCTCGAAAGCCAATTTCATCCCCTCATTCCATGCAGGAAGATAAACCCAGTATTCAGCTCGCGCTGTTGGCGTCTCAGGTGTGCGCATCTCCACAACTGGCAGCTTGTTTTTATCAATCATGCCCTTCACTGCCTCGGGAGTTTTGCCGATGACCTTTGCAAACTCTTGATAGGGCAGTACGTCAGAAAGCCTTACTACTTGCTTTTCCATCTGGTAACCTCTCCGATTGTAGTAATCAGTTGCTTATAGGGGTCTACAGTCACCTATAGTGCTTTTTATACTACCAATGACAATTAATTACTACGATTTGCAAATAATCTTGCAAAGGGAGTCCCATGTCAATAGACATAGCAGAGAAGTTAAAGCTGATGAGAGAGTCAGAAAGGTTGAACAGAAAGGAATTCAGTGAGTTAACAGGTGTTCCTTATAGTTCGCTATCCAGTTATGAAACGAGGTCTAAAGGGATGGGTTTAGATGCCGCGATGAAAATCCTGAGCCATCCCCGGTTCGAAAAATACACATTGTGGTTTATGAGTGACCGAATCTCCCCCGAATCCGGACAGATTGCTCCGGCACTCGCACACTTTGGGCAAGACGCAACAAACTCGCAGCACTCAGACCAAAAGACTGGTTAAACATTCACTTAACTTATTTATTCAATAAATTTCGTGTAGAAACTTGTTACATACATGAAGGTAAAATCTTCCACGGAGGGCTTCGCGATGGCGATTAAGAAGCTCGAAGATGGTCGATATGAAGTGGACATTAGGCCGAACGGGCGCAACGGAAAGCGTATCCGCCGGAAATTTGATAAGAAGCACGAAGCGCTATCTTTTGAGAAGTACACAATGGTCAATCATCACGATAAGGAGTGGCTGGCCAAACCTTCAGATAAAAGACCCTTATCTGAGCTGATTAAATTATGGTGGAATTTTCACGGCAAAAACGGCGAGCACGGGCAGTCTTGCTTAAGGAAACTTGAGCGCATTGCGAGAATGATGGGCGACCCTGCTACATTTCAGATAAACAAAGCTCGCATCACAGCTTATCGCTCAGAGCGGCTGGCGGAAAATGTTAAGGCATCCAGCATTAACCGCGAGATGACAGCGATAAGCGGCATGTTTACCGACCTTATTGACTCAGGCCTATATTGCGGTGAGCACCCTATTCGAGGCAGTGGAAAACTCAAGGAAGCCAACACAGAGATGACCTACCTTTCGCGCGATGAGATAAGCACGCTACTTCTGTCCTTGGAAGGAGATAACCGCAGCGTTGCCATCCTATGCCTGAACACAGGCGCGCGCTGGGGAGAGGCGATAAAGCTTAAAGCAGAACATGTCATTCATAACAGGGTGACATTTGTGCAGACAAAAAATGGCAAACGTCGCAGCGTTCCAATCTCTCAGGAAGTCTCTGACGAAATCCTTTCGAAAGAATCCGGATTACTTTTCCCTGGAGCTTCATACACCAACTTTCGGGAGGTGCTAAAAATGACGAAACCCAACTTGCCACACGGCCAAGCATCCCATTCATTACGCCATACTTTTGCTACTCATTTTATGATGAATGGGGGGAACATCATCACGCTCCAGCGGATACTTGGACACTCACGAATAGAACAGACAATGACTTACGCACACTTTTCGCCCGACTTCCTACAGGACGCAATTTCCTATAATCCACTGCGAGGAAAAACCCATGCCTAA